CTACGCCGGCACGCGCGCAGCGCGCGCCGCCCTTGACCGCACTCCGGGACGGTAGAACCTCACAGCATAGCCGATGTCAAGTTTCACCGGAAACGTCATAGGGCCAAAGTTATTCCCGCCCGGATCGTCGTACAGCTCCCAGGTCTCACCGTCCTCATCAATGACGACAGCGCCGCACCAGTTGCCGCTCTCCCCGCCTTGCCCGATGAATGTGAGTAGCCACCATCCCCAACTCGGGCAAATTTCGACGGGCAGCTCAAAAATTCCGGATAAGCTGATACCCCACCACGCCCCATCTTTGTCATAGGCAGGTTCCGAGAAGGCCGCAGGAATCTCGCCTTTTGGGTAATTGCAAAACACCGTGACGCGCCGCCCTAGATGCTCACCTTTGAGAAACCAACAAGTCTTCAGCAGCCCATCAGCTGCCATTTGTATAACGTCGCGCTCCGATACTTGCTCCGAAAAGTTGAGAGTAAGCCGCGCTGCTGCTTCCTCCAATGTGTACCACTTCTTCAGCTTAAATAGCTTCCGCATATGCGCCCCTTCGACGCCCCTTAGAACGGAAACCATGCCGGCCGGGTAAGGGTTTCCCGGTTTTCGAGTGGCCGCTCTAGGCATGGTTAAACTTGTGCCCTAACCGGGCTATTTGGTCTTCATCAATTTTTGAACCGCAGCTGCCTTGTGCTCTGGCGCCAGGTGGGAATATCGCAGAGTCATTTTAAGGTCACTGTGCCCCAGCAGCTCCCGCACCGTGTTCAGGTCCACGCCGGCCATCACCAAACGTGATGCGAAGTGGTGCCGCATATCGTGCCAGCGGAAGGCCCCGATCTTCGCTTCCTTGAGCAGATTGGCCCAGGCGGTCTTGACCTCCACCAGCTCGCCGCCGCTCCTGCCGGGGAACACGATCAGGCCGGTGGATTGCTTCTTCCAAGTGCGCAGGGTGTCGAGTGCTTCGGAGTTCAGCGGTATGTGCCGGGTGCTGCCGCTCTTGGTCGTGTCGCCTTTGAACGTCATCACGGCGTTGTCCAGGTCCACGGACTCCCAGCGCAGCTTGGTTAGCTCGCCTTGTCGAGCGCCAGTATTCAGACTCAACAGCACCATCGGTCGCAGGTGGTCTACGAACTGGCCCTGTGCCAGCGCCGGGAGAAGGTCGTACTTCCGAGCCGCCCGCCATTCATTCGCGCTGGTGCGGCAAGCTCTCTCTCGGGCCTCCCTGGCGGTCAGCGCAGCGCGCAGGCGGACTTCCTCGTCATCTGACAGCCAGCGTACCTTGCCGCCAGGCTCACGTAGCATCTTGACCGAGCTGAGAGGGTGAGACTGGATCGCGCCCCACTCCACAGCACGCGAGAACAAGCCGCGAAGGGCCGTGATGTTGCGGTTGGTGGTAGAGGCCGACATGCCGGCCTTCATCTTCTCTGAGCGCCACTTTTCGATGAGCCAGGCGTTGAATTCATGAAGTGGCCGGTCGAGATGTTCCGAGAAGGACGCCTTGAGCCGAGCGGCGATGTGCGGGCCGGTACGGGTGTTCACCTGGAGCCATTTGGCATACTGTTCATCCAGGAATTTGCCCAGGGTGAGGACTTGGCGTCGTTTGGCGCGCTCATCCTCGGCTGGGTCCATGCCGGCAGCGATCTTGCCCAGGACGATGCGTGCTTCCTCACGTGCGGCGCTTACTGTCGTTGCCGGGAAAGTGCGGCCGAGGGAATATCGGCACTGGCGCCCATCTTGATTTGAATACCGGATACCATACGTAATGGTGCCGCTTGGGCTCATGCGAGCAATGAAGCCGCGTAGGTCAGTGTCGATGATGTCAATGACTGCTGAGGCCGGCTTGAGGTCGCGTAGAAGCTCCCTTGTAATCTTGGCTTTCATGGTGTGGTCTATTTATGGACTAGTTGCGCAGCGTACCACAGCTTACAACCACAGCATGAACTTGTACTAAGCTATTGATTTTTATGATATATTTTTACCTGTGCTTACCGCTGCTAACCTTATCTCCCGGCCTCCGAAGCCAAGGGTTGTGGGTTCGATCCCCGCCAGCCGCACCAGTAAGACAATCAGTATTTCCCTTACGGTACAATTGCCATTCAGGCAACGTCGGCCAGCGGCCGGAAGCAGGCCTGTCCCCCCAATTTCCCTATATTAACGACGCCGGCAAACGGAAATCGTTGCCGCCTATCGTAGGCGCGGAGCTAGGTGGAATCGATCATGAAAAATTTGCTGCATGTCCTGCTGTTATCCTTCACATTCAGCACCTTCGCGCACGGCGCGGAGAATGCGCACTGGAGCGCATCCTGGGCTGCGGTGCCCGATTCTCCAGGCCCTGCGCTGAACACCCAAACCATCCGCCAAGTGGTCCGGACCAGCATTGCCGGGTCGAAAGTCCGCATCCGGCTCTCCAACCTCTACGGCACCAAGCCAGTGACGATCGGCCCCGTGCATCTGGGAGCGCATGCCGGAGACACACAAGTTCAGGCCGGCACCGATCAGACGCTGACCTTCGCCGGCAAGCCGACGGTGACGATTGCCAACGGTGACAGCGCGCTCAGCGATCCAGTCGACATGCAGGTTCCCGCTTTACGCAACTTGGCGGTGAGTCCTTACCTGCCCGAGCAAGTGGCCGTGTCGACCATCCACGGTGCCGGAATGCAGACGGTGTTCATGACGACGGCTGGCGATCTTACTGGCGCGCAGAGTTTTTCCCCTGAGCAGACCGACGACAGCCGCTTTTTTTAACCGACGTCGAGGTCCTGGCCGCCAGCGCGCCACGCACTTCTGTCGTGCTGGGCGATGCGATCACGGATGGCATCGGATCCGCGAACGACAGTAACGCACGCTGGACCGATGCACCGGCGGCGCGCCTGCAAGGGGATCCCGGCCTCGCCCCGGTGGCCGTCGTCAATGCCGGCATTGCCGGCAATCGGCTCCTGAACGATGCGGCCAAACCCTTCATCGGTCCCAGTGCGCTGGCGCGTTTCGGGCGGGATGTGCTGGATAAGCCTGGGGTGCATTGGGTTCTGGTACACGAAGGAATCAACGACATTACCGCGACGCATATGTTGAGCGCCGCCAAGGACCAGGTATCGGCTGCGCAGATCATCGACGGCATGCAGACGCTCACTGCGCGCGCGCGGAAAAACGGGGTGAAAGTCTGGGCGGGGACCTTGTTGCCCTTTGAAGGGACCAAGCGCTTCTACACCGAGGCGGCCGAGGCCAAGCGCCAGGCGGTGAATGCGTGGATCCGTAGCTCTGGCGCATTCGATGCCGTTGTCGACTTCGACCTGGCCTTGCGCGACCCTGCGCACCCCGGGCGGCTTCAGCCGGACTTCGACAGCGGCGATCATCTTCATCCCAACGAGGCGGGTTACAGGGTGATGGCCAACGCGGTCGACCTGCGCCTGCTCGTAGCGCAACCACCGCCCAGCGATGCCGGCCGAAAGGCAGTCTCGGCAGGGGCCGCTGCGGGGCGATAACTGCCTCATGGGGCCGGATGCAGGCAACCGGCCCCCATCAGCTTGGCCATTTTGAAAATTTGTCAAACAAGGTCAAAGCCGCGTAGAATACGGCTGCACGCGGGTGTAGCTCAATGGTAGAGCAGAAGCTTCCCAAGCTTACGACGAGGGTTCGATTCCCTTCACCCGCTCCAATGAGAAATGGCTAAAATCTCGATTTCTCCGCTCCACAAAACGGCTGGCGCTCCACAAAACACCGAAAAGTTACTTTGTAGGCGCCACGATCTTGCCCCGGCGCAGGTAGTGCCGCTGGGTCGTTTTGACGCTGTCGTGCCCCAGCAGATCGCTGGCCGCCTGGTCGCCCCGGTCGTCTGAAGTATCGTCGGCGGCCTTCGCACGCAGGTCGTAGAACCAGAATTTCTCAATCTCATCCTTCAGCTCAGGCACCTCTTTTCCTGCTGCCGCTCGGGCAGTGTCGAAGTGTGCGCGCAGCGTCGGCGCGGTCAGGCGCTTGCCCTGCCTGTTCACCAGCAACGCGGCCGTCTTCATCTTGCAGCCCGCCTTTCTGACCTCAATACGTGCAAGCAGCGCCGCAAGTTCGCCGACGATCTGGATACGCAGCGGCTGCTTGGTCTTCTCTTGGGTGACGATGAGGTGCCCGTCGATGATGTCGTGCTCGCTCATGCTGAGCGCGTCGGCCGGGCGCTGGCCGGTGAGGTAGGCCAGGTCCATGGCATCGCGCAGCGGCGCGCTGGCGTGGTCATGCACGGCCTTAAACACTGCGTCGGTGATATAAACCGTTCGCTTGGCCAGTGAGTGCCCCTGGATGCCCTCGCATGGGTTTGGCAGGTCGGTATACCCCCACCCGCGTGCCTTATTCCACATCGTTGAAAAAACGCGCTTGCACCGGTTCGCCGTGGTCGGCTTGTCCGCATGCCCATCAAGGAACTGCCGGATGTGCATCGGCTTTATCTTGCTCAGCGGCGCCTCGCCGAATGAGGCCATCAGGTGCTTGATGTCCGAACGGTACATCTTGGCCGAGCTGGCGGCCAGCTTGGGCAGCGCATCGGTCAGGTACCGCTTTTGCACATCTCCGAACGTTGCGCCGGCGCTGGGGGCAACAACCACGTTCAATTCGGCGTACTTTTTCAGGGCCAGAATGAAGTCGTCGCCCAGCGCAATTTCCTTGCGTGGCTTGTCCTGGGTGTACATGTAGAAGTAGACCTTGCCGCTTCGTTGCTTACGTGGATGCATATGCGGCGGCATATTCAGGTTACGCGTGTTTTTTCGGCCCATGGCTTATCCTCGGCATTACCCATTCCTTCTCGCGCGGCGCCTCTTTCCGCCCCTCAACTGCGGCGACGGTGACGACTGGCTGTCCAATGGCATTGACCCAGAAGGGCAAGCCCATCGTTCGCAACGCCTCGATTTGTTTCGACTGCCTGCGACGCCCGGTCAGCGTGACCAGTGCGTCTTTAGTGAGAAAAGTTTCCAACTATGCACCATTCCTTTTTATCATCGTTCAGCCGGTTGTGCAGGTACTGAATCACGGGGTTTCGCCGTCACCGGGCGTAGATCGAGAGCGCACCGCTTCACCTCGTCCGAATGCCGGTGCTGGGAAGTCGCGGTTGAAACGCGAGCCCCAGACGCGCTCGACACAGCCGGATTCATGCTGCCGCTCGTGTGAGGGCGTCCAGCTCGTCGGCCACATCGGCTGCCATGCTGGCGCAGGTTTGCAGCGCATCCGCCTGGCTCTCGCGCTGCAAGATCGGTATCGCGGCCAGCAGCGCGCTGATCACGTTGGTCAGGCCGGCCAGGCGCTTGACGTCCACTTCGTTGAAGGCGGTGCTCATCGCGTGCTTCCTTTCTTCGGGTCGAAATCTCGGATCATGGCGATCATTGCTCCGTCGCCACCGACGCTGTAGGTCACATCGCAGGCCAATTGCATCGTACGGGCAGACTGCTCGCCGTTGCTGAGCATGGTGACCAGAATGTCGGCCTGGCCAAAACCGGCCCGTGTAGCGCGCGCCAAGATAACGTCGACGTGCTCACGCAGACCTGGTGCAGCCGACTCCGATGGATCGTAGGCGTAGACCGCGACCATCAGAAATGATGCGGGCGCGCTAAGATTGTAGTGGTCGCCTTTTTTGGCGAAGTGCTGGCGCGCGCTCACGCTGCACCTCCACGGACCAGGTGGAGCACCGGCCGGGCATTGCATGGATAGATCCGTGCGTAATCTTGTGCCATACCGAAGAACATGGCGCGGCTCCTTGCATCCGTGGCGCGGTACAGCGCGACGATGCGCAGCTCTTCATGCGTCAGGTTCGACGGAACATCAGCAGCAACGGGGACCGCTGGCTGTGGTCGAGGTCGGCGCGTAGTCGGGGCGCTCATTGAATCGCTCCCTTCAACGCCGTGAGCTTCGCAAGCATGTCGTCTCGCTCCGTCTCCAGGAATCCTCCCGCGTCCTCAACAATGATTCGCCCAACCTTAGCGAAATCCAAGATCAGACCCAGGCGCGTTCGGATCGCAGCAGCATCGGCGCCTTCAAAATCGGCCAGTGCGACGATTGCGCTAATCATCGGATGAATGCGGTTGTTGACGAAACACACAGCAACGTCTGCGACGTTGACTGCATCACTTGCGCTCGCAATTGCGTCTCGCTGCACGGGGAGTGTGGTGGCGCTCATGCTTCACCTCCGCATACAGGGCTGGCTTTTGCGAAAACGAGCTCTTCAATCGCCCCGTGCCCATCCTTGATTTTTTCGATGGATGAGCCCAGCAGCCGAGTGAACGCGTACAGGGTGTCGATAGTTTCTTGGTCGCACTCGCGGTATTCGAAATGCTCCAGCAGGCCCGTGATCGCCGAGTTGAGCGCGCGCATGTCCATTTGCGCAGTATTGATTTCGCTGGCGGCTTTCTTTGCCATATTCAGGATGCTCATTAGGCTGCTCCCTTCTTTACATCACGATGGACGTGCAGTTCGACTTCGCCGTGGAAGAAATTCAGGTATTGGAGCTGGGTGGCCAGTGAGGCCACCAACTGGCCCACGTCGGCGAAGTCACTGTGTTCGACCTGCTGTTCGTCATTGAGAGCGGCACACCACATGATCCGCCCCAGTGATTCCAGGCCGGCCAACAGGGAGGTGCTGTAATTACTGGCGTGCTCGGCCGCAGCCGCAGCCAAGTCGCGCTGTTCATCAGTCAGCGCGGGGTCAGACAGATAAGGGGGCAGCCTGCGCAGCAAGCAGCCGAGCTCGTACGGTGCGCGCTCGATGTGGTGGAAGTGCGGGTTGGCGAGCGCGAGAATAGCCCCACCTTTTGTAGCATTGTTGCAGCTAGCGGATTTATCGCTTGCTCTTGACGATACCTTATTGATACTATTAGCCTGTTCCAATTTTCACTCCAAAAATTTAGGTTGTACGAGGCCATCCAGCGTTCGAGCGCTGGGTGGCTTTTTTATGTGATCCACTGGTGTCACGGACACAACCATATCACTAAAAACTACCAAATACAACCATTTGAAAATAATTGGTTGTATTTAATATGTAAAAAAATGCCCGGAGCCGGGCAGTCTAGTTGAATGAGAGGAGTCGTCTATTGGTACGCGGACCCGCCGTCCATATCTGGAAAGATCAGATAAGAAGAGTCAAGGATGGAGATTACATCAGCTGGCGTACGCGAGACAAACAAAAACATGTTGAGAATGGCTGCCTGCTCGGTTAGCTCACGCAGTAGACGCCCGTTCCGGACCTCCCGTGCCTGACTCATCGCGCTATCCGACGGATCTTGCTCCCCTCCCCCATTTGCAATAGTCATAATAAGCATGTACGTGCGGGAATCCTTCAGATGCGCGCGCAGTGTCGCTAGCTCCCACAAAGTGCGCGGAACAGCAATGCGCAGGGTATTCCACATCGACAAGTTGGACGAATGTACAAAATTAGCGACCCGGCGATCGTCCATGTAGTCAACCTTCCACGCTATAGAGCTGCCGTGTACTACGCTGTCCCATCTTCCGTCTGGATAAAACGGTTCAAGCACCGGAGCGATCATTGCCTTCATCGCCGATGCGTACTCCGACGGCTTCATGTTGCTTGCGAGTTCTGGGAATTGAGCGTCAATCTTAAATTGCAACGGTGGTATTGGAGCATGCGCGGCTTCTGGTTCTTCGCTCGCTTTCAGAACTTGTGGAAGGCTCGTTACGCCGCGCGCGCGCTTATTCACACTACGTGCTTGCAGTAGGAACGCGGTGGATACGCCCAACGTAGCCGCCAGGGTGTCTAATATTGAGGCACGTGGGGCGGCCTTTCCTGCCTCCCATTTTGCGATCGATTGCTGTGTAATCCCCAGGCGCTCTGCCAGCTGCCCTTGCGTAAGCCCTGATCGCTCCCGCAAATCTTGTAATGTCTTCCCCAGATCGTTATTCATTCTGACAGCCATTTGGTTGTTAATGCGCTAATTGTATAGACTTTGTTCGTCCCTCTCAAAAATATTTTTCGTGTAGGTGTTTTTAGTTGTAAAATGGTTGTGTTACGTACACGGGCCACTTTCATGAACACTGTATTTATAGCTCCATCTGGTATTGCTGACGCTGTCATTGCCGCTGGTACGCAATCAATACTTGCGAGTCAGTTGGGAGTAACGCAGCAGGTCGTGAGTAAATGGTTGCGTCGAGGATGGGTTCCACTTCGCCGAGCAAGCGAAATCGAGGCGCGGTTCAAGATTGCTCGCGCTCGCTTGGTTAACCCGAAAATCATGATGTTGCTCTCAGACGCAACCGACAGCCGCTAAGTTCCAAAAACCTGAGTCTTAATTCGAACGCCGATCAGCTACTCGCTCGGCGCGAGGCCCCTTTACGCCCAAATTTTGGAGAGCAGCATGAAAACCATCATCAAACGCACCGTCATCCAGCTGTACTGCCGCGAGCTGATCAAGGGCTCGACCGTCATCCGCGCGTTCAACCGCTTCAACCTGTGGAGGGCATAAGCATGAGCAGCAAATTCTTTATCGACCTGGGCCATGTCATCGACCTCGAAGGGGAAAAGATCGCGGTCAGCATCCAGACGCAAATGTGGGGTGACGAGATTGAGTATGGGGTGGCGTTCAACGAGTTGAATAATCCGAACGAGCTGTTCCACTTCGGGAGCCTTTTTGACTTTCTCCTCAAGGGCGAAGAAAAGGACTTCGAGATCATCAGCGAAACCCGGCTGTGCGAGCCAGACCGCATTCCAGCTGAACAAATCCGTTCGTTGGTACGTCGCATCCTCAAGCCGCATGAGCTTTGGGGTCAAGTTTTTACCGTCCAGTGGAACGGCACGATGGTGCGTCAGCAATGGCGCCTCATGCCTGTAGACGAAACGCCCCCGTTCTGAGGTCTGTTATGAGCAATATTCAAAAGCTGCGCCTCGACGAGATCAACATCCTTGCTGGGACTCAGGCCCGCGCAAAAACTGACGATGCGACGGTAGGCGAATACAAACTCTCGCTCGAGCAGGGCGTCGAGTTCCCGCCTGTAATCGTGTTTGCCGACGGTAGCGAAGGCGGCAGATGGCTGGCTGATGGGTTCCACCGCTACCATGCGCACCGCGCTGCCGGCCTCGCTGAAATTCGGTGCGATGTTCGCGCCGGCACTTATCGCGACGCAAAACTGTTTTCGTTCGGCGCCAATGCAACGCACGGGCTGCCGCGATCCGCTGCGGACAAAAAGCGCGCTGTCGAGGAAATGCTTGACGACCCGGAATGGTCTACTTGGACTCAGATGCAGATTGCTGCCGCGTGCCACGTGAGCCGCGAGTATGTGTCGCGTGTGTCGACGTCGCGCAAGCCATCTTGTGATCGATCACAAGATACGGTTCGTGATGTCACGCGGAACGGCGCTACCTATCAGATGGATACGGCGAAGATCGGCAAGCCAGCCGCACCCGCACCCGCACCCGCCGCGCAACCGCCGTTTGCTCCGCCAGTCGAGCCTGCAACCGTGTCACAGCCGTGCGTATCCGCTGGTGCCGGTCCCGTACCAGCAGAGGACATTCTCGACCTCGGCGTCTCTGCCGCCGCATCAGCCGGCTCCGCATCTATCGCCCAGTTCATTGACGGGCTGGACGATGGCCATGTGCCGGACCTCGAAGAATTAAATAGTGCCCTGGAGGGTAAAAACGAGGCGCTGCGCGAGGAAATTACAGAACTCAAGGCGCAGGTTGCAGCGCTTGGCAGCACGGATCAGGGCGCCCGCATCGAAGCCCTTCTGCGTGAACTTCACGAGGCGCGCAGCTTGGCTACTTCGCACCACAACGACTTCCTGAAGGCTAACGACCAGGTCGTGAAGTTCGACAAGTTGCTCAGGTACGGACTGGATCACGGAATCATGCAGGCCCAGAATCCGCGTGCCGACCGCAACAATCCGATCCAGATCGTCAGCTTGGCAACGCTCAAGGACGCGCCGCTCGACGTTAATCTGCTGGTGATCGACGAATGCCACGTGTTGCCGACATCGCTCAAGAAGCGCCTGACGCAGCGTCGCGGTGAACGCGGTTGCTTCACGATCGGATTGACCGCCACACCCTTTACAAAGGGACTCGGCAAGTACTTCGACCACGTCATCAACGCGGCGACCACGAACCAACTGATCGCCGAGAAGCGCCTCGTACCATTCCGCGTCTTTGCTGCATCCGAACCAGACATGACCGGCGCCGAGGTGTCTAACACCGGCGAGTGGGTCGAGAGAGAAGTGGAATCGCGTTCGCTGCCCATCATCGGTGACGTCATCCAGGGCTACAAGCAGCATGGCCAGGACAAGAAGTTCATCGCGTTCGCATCGTCCGTCGCACACGCGGAAGAGCTTCAACGCCAGTTCATGATGGCCGGTGTGATCTGCGGCCTGTACACCTATCGTCAGACCGACGACGAGCAGGTCGCCGCCGTTGCTGAGTTCCGCAAGCCGGACAGCTACATCCGTGGCCTCATCAGCATTGAGAGCCTCACCCGCGGCTTCGACGTGCCCGACATTGAGGTGCTGATAATGGCTCGCCCGTTGCGCAAGGCGCTTGCGATCCACATCCAAATGCTGGGTCGGGTGCTGCGCTGTTCAGAAAGTACAGGAAAACACGAAGCGATCGTGCTCGACCACAGTGGCAACTGCATGCGCTTCTGGACCGATGTGCAGCACTTTTTCGAGAACGGCATTGACGAGCTGGACGGCGGCAAGCCCAAGGAAGCCGTGGCGCCGCCGAAGAAAGCCGAGAAAAAGCCGGTCAAGTGCCCGGTGTGCTTTCACGTCCACGATGCTGCGCCGGCCTGCCCATCGTGCGGTGCTGCGTACGAAAAGTCGGCTGTCATCGAAAAGGTTGCCGGTGTGCTAAAAGAGGTAAAGGGCAAGAAGCCGGCGCCATCGGTGGACGACAAAAAGGAGTTCTACTCCGGCCTGCGATTTGTCGCTGAGAGCAAGGGGTGGAGTCTCGGGTGGGCGTCGCACAAGTTCAAGGACAAGTTCGGCGACTGGCCGGATACCGAAATGAAAGCAACGCCCGCAGCAGAGCCGAGCAAAAAGGTGCGGGGCTGGGTCACTTCACGCCACATCGCCGAGAACCACGCCAAGAAGAAGGCGGCGGGCGCATGAGTGATTTCCTGCAATTCGTCCAGGCGAACGGCATCATCGTGCCGGACACGTTTACGCCTGGCCGCTGGATTCGGTGCAAGACCGAGAGTCATCCGCGCAAGAAGAACGGCAGCATCAAGCTTGCCGACGACGGCCTGGTCGGCTGGTGCCAGGATTACGCTGTACACGCCGAGCCGGTGATGTGGCGCGCCAGCGATGACGCCGCCGCGCTTGTCGCACCGATCGACCGCGCCGCCATCGCACGCCGCCAGGCTGAGCGCCGCGCCGCGCTGTGCGAAGCCACGTTTGCCGCGCGCGCCTACTACGACCGCTGCGCACCGCTGCGCGACAGCCATCCCTACCTGGTGGGCAAGGGGCTCGGTGTGGCCGGCTGCGTCGGCCTGCGCGTCGATGCCGATGGCTGGCTTGTCGTCCCGATGCTTTACAACGGCAAGATTCTCAGCCTGCAGCGCATTTCGTCGGACGGCGAGAAGAAATTCCACTTCGGCGCCACGACCAAGAGCGCCTATTACGCCATCGAGCGGAATGGTGCCGCCGTCACGGTCCTGGTCGAGGGCTTCGCTACTGGCCTGACCATCTTTCAGGCCATACCGAACTGCCGCGTCATCGTCGCGTTCAACGCCGGAAATCTTCCCGTTGTCGCCGAGCGCATGGGCCGCTCCGGGATGGGCGTCGTATGCGCTGATAACGACCATGAGACTGCCGCGCGCATTGGCCGCAACCCCGGCCTTGACGCCGCGCACGCCGCAGCCGAGCTGCTGGGCGTGGGCGTTGCGGCGCCGGCCTGCAATGGCAGCGACTGGAACGATTACGCCATGGAGCAGATGGAGCTGGCGCTGGAAGGCCAGGCATACAGCTTCAGCCGCAAGCGCACGGTGCTCCAGGTGCAGGCAAGCGTGTTCGCCGACATCAAGCTGAAGGTGATGCGGGAAGCGCGGCTGCTGCGCGTGAAGTAGGGCAAGCAGCCCGCATCCGACTTCGTGCGAATTTCGTTCGAAGCCGAATGCGGTACCAGCCAGACGAATTTCGTCGGGCTGATCGAGCCAAGCCAACAGCGCGGCGCCAGGTGGAGCGGACGACACCAGAAAAAACGTGCAAGCGCCTGAATCGGCCCACACCGCAAAAAGACCGACAGCACCGTCGAACACCAAGGCACAGCACGAACAAGGCGCAGAGGGGGCCTTGCCGAGGCCTGAGAGCACAGGCCGGAGCGAACAGAGGTACAGAGTTGGAATGCTTGGCTCGTTTGGCAGGCGCATTCACCAGAGTGCGCCAATCGAAAGAGCGAGGGGGCGGCCTGGACGAGCCGTAGCGGAACTGACCATCCGTGAATACGTCACTTTCGATACAAGTTTTTGCTGATTTTGCTCGGGGGCCAGGAACACCTAACCCTCATACATACCGACTGCGGAGGGGTTCCAACCAACCCCTCTAAATGACCACTATGGCCGAGAGAAATGCATGACAAAAAGCGACCGCCCGATACCGGCAAAGATTGAGCAGCGCCTGATGGAGTTACTGAAAATGAAGGAGTTCGATATGCAAGAAGTGAACTGGTGCCGCTCGACGTACTGGGCCCGGCGCGATGACTGGCATCTGATCCTGGTGGCGTGCCACAACGCTGCGCTGGCCCGGACAGCAGCCGAAAGCGGCGAGGTGCGCCCATGAGCAAGCGCCCGACACTCACGCTGCGCTGGCCTGTCAAGACGCCACCGGTGCCCGACATCGTCTTCGTTGACGTGACTGAGGATAGCGCGCCACCGGCGCTCAATCCTGTGCGCGTCGCCACGCTGCCGCCGGTGGTGCGCGGGACCGTAGCACAAGAGCACTACGAGAACGTTCTGCGACTGCTGGACGGATGGGCCGAATGGATCAGGACTGGTGAACCGATTGCCGAAGGCGCGCCACGGCAATGCCTGGGCGCCCCAGACGCACGCATTCACAGCTTCGAGGACATGGAAATCGAGGTCAACAAGCGCCTGGTGCGCGAGGTGCACACGGCGGTCTGGGACCTGTGCGTCATCGAGCGCGAGGCGGTCATGTCGCACTACGGCCTCAAAACACGCGGCGTCTGGCGCGCGGACTTCGCCAAGGTGTTCGATCAGGCGGTCGACAGCTTGTTCAGGCTACTTAAAGACCGGGTGGCCTGTTGACTCGCCTAAATTCTCAGGCCAGTACGGGGACAGCACCAGCAACACTCAAAAGCGAGGCGGCGCATTCCGCCATAAAAATGGGAGAGAAAGATGGGTCAAGTCAACGAGTCGGCACCAACAGGTCTGCGCAACGAGAAGCCAGCAGTTTCGCTTAAGGTCATGAGGGAGCGCGGCATGCCCGGCGTGTCGACCGTCAAGAGCTGGGGCGTCGATCCGCGCCTGGTGCAGTTTGAGCCCGGCTTTAATCGCCCGATCAACCGCGAGCATGTGGAGTCGATCAAGGCATCGCTGCGGGCCGGGTACGAGCTGGACGATATCAAGGTGCGGATCGAAGAGGGCGCCATCATCGCGGTTGACGGCCACCACCGGGTAACTGCGGCTGTGGAATGGCTGGCAGAGCCTGGCGTGCGGGAACCGGATGGTGGGTTCCAGCTGGGTGCCAAGCAGTTCCGTGGTGGCGATGCAGAGCGCGTCATCCACCTGATCACCAGCTCGCAGGGCTTGGGCCTGACGCCGCTGGAGCGGTCGGCACAGTATCGCAAGCTCGTCGGATGGGGCTGGACGCCGGCGGCGATCGCCGAAGCTGTAGGGCGGTCGGTGCAGAACGTGAGCGATGCCCTGGTGTTGGCCGATGCAAACAGCGACGTGAAGCTCGCGGTCACCGAGAAACAGATCAGCGCGAGCAACGCGGCGAAGATCGTGCGTCAGAGCGGCGGGCGCGCCGGCGCCGTCATCGCAGAGCACGTCGAGGCAGCACGTCTCCAAGGCAAGGCAAAGGCCACGGCCAAGCAGATCGCCGGGAACACGCCCAAGGACCTGGTCGCAGCGATCCGGCGCGAGATCGATAGCGGCGGGACGTTCCGCGCCGAGGAAGTCTGCCCTACGTTTGCGGACTTGATCACCTACCTTCGCGGAACGGCTGCTCGCCACCCTCACGCTGAACAAGGAACAGAATGATCGAGTACATCAACAAGCGAATGATCGAGTGGTCGACATGGTGCAAGCGCCGTGACGATGGCGGCATGGGGTATCCATCGAAGTCGAACTATTGCGATCTGGTCCAGATTCGTGGCGCTAGTGGTGCTGGTCCGATCACCGAAGCGGCGGCAGCATTGGAGATCGAGGCGATCATCATCGCGATCCGCCAGAAGGCGCCGGCGCAGTACGACGTTGCGTTTTGGTTTTACCTGGCGGGCTCCATGACGGTAAAGCGCATTGCGGCCGAATTACACTGTAGCGAAGTGACCGTGTACAACCGGCTTCACGCGCTGCACTTGGCGGTAATGGATGCCCTGCATGACCTGGAGATCAAGGCCCAGGACCTCGCTGAAGGGTTACGAAACAATACTCAGAAAGTTTCTTGACGGACTTTAGGGTTAGGGTTATATTGTGCTACGCTTGCTCATCTGTACGTAGATGACAGTAAAGCAAAAAGCCCGCGCCGAGAGGTAGCGGGCTTTTTGCATTCCAGATCATGCAGTCTGTAGCTCAGATGGTTAGAGCGCTCCTGGGCGGGCTGAAATAGTGCCTTAGCTAATAGGACAGGTCGCTGGTTCAATTCCAGCCAGCTGCACCCGTACACAGCGAGACCATCCATGGCAACCACCACCAAGCCCGACAAGCACCTGGTGCGCGAATACATGGACCGCCGCACGCACGCTGAACACGACGATCCACCGCCATCTCCCGACGACATCCGCCGAGAGCTGGGATGGGGGCTGATCCCGCATAACGACGAACCGGATGCCGAGCCATGACGACCACGACGACAACCATCAGCCTCAAGGTACGCAAGGCCTGGTGGCTGATGCCGTACCTGCACACGCTCGCACTGTTCCACGTGATGACCTGCACGGAGCCCAACTGGGCAAGGATCAAACGCTTGATCCGCAAGGGCGTGACGGTCGAGCCTTTGCCTATTCGCTGATCGCTACTGCGCCATCGCACTCCAGCGGCGCGACTCGTAAAGCGGGTGCAGTCACCGATGAACCATGACTACGGACTCCAACCGCAGGGTATCGCGGGCAATCGCGTAGAGCAGGCGGTGACAATTCCATTGACAAACCATAGGAGAGACCATGTCCATTACCAGCGACACCAGCGTGACCGCCCTCATCGAGCAGCGCATCCGCGATCAGGTGAAGGGCGACGTCGTGCCAGCCCTTGCCGAGTTCGAGTTGACTGTCGAAGCGGCGATCAACAAGCTCGGCGTGTTCGCACCCATGACGCCGCTCCATTCGCTGGTGAGGGACGTGCGCACCAAGCACATCGACAACCTGGTTAGGCACCGTGTCGACGCGCTGGTTAATCAACTGGTGCTGAATGACCCCAATGGGCAAATGGTTGTGCAATCGGGGCAGACGCGGCTGGTGTCGAAGTCCTGGAGCGGCGCAGGGGTCGATGCGCTGAACGTGCATGCAGGTGAGCGCATCATCCCACAAGCGGCTAATCCTGCTGCTGCGGGCCGTGCCGATGGCGCAATCCAGCCGGGTGCAACCTTGTTCGTCGAGTGCGATCGGGCGCTGACCGACGAGCAGGTCAAGAAAATCAAGGCGGGCATTCTCGCTGACCTTCCGACGGGCTGCAAGGTGGTGGTACTGCATGGCGGGGTGAGGGCAACGGTTTCCGTCGGCTGATCCGCATGGCAGCACGACCCAAGTCGATTTGCCGGAAGGTGGCATGCGGTGCACTACTCGACACGCCAGGCTATTGCCCCAGGCACGCCAAGCTGAAGGTGGGCTGGAACCGCTCACACGGAGACAAGAGCAGCACAGAGCGCGGGTATGGCTGGGACTGGCAGCAGCTGCGTTCGCGCATCCTGAGCCGCGACATGGGCCTGTGCAAGATCAAGCGGCCGGGCTGTACGTTCGTCGCTCGTGAGGTTGACCACATCATCGGCAAGGAACAAGCCCGCAGCCGAGGATGGACCGACGAGCAGATCGATGCGGAGAGCAACCTACAGTCGGCCTGCTCTTGTTGCCACGCGGCGAAGACGCAGGAGGAAGGATAGCGATGCCGCATTCGGCACGGAGGGGGCGGTCAAAAGTCTGGCCGAAAAGCCTTCTAGACCGACTGTTTCGTTCAATTTTCACATCCCCAATTCAAACTTTCAGATTTTCCACGGAGTAACTCATGCCGAAGCCCCGCACGCCTTCGAATATCCTCGAAGCACGGGGAGCGTTCGCCCATAACCCCGACCGTCAGCGCGAAGATTTTGATTCCGGCGCTTTCGATAAAGCGGCGCCGGCATATTTCAACGACGGCCAGGTCGCGGTGTGGAATGAAATGGTTGGCCTGCTGCCGGAATCCGTTTTGCAGTCGACCGACCGCATGGCCGTTGAGTTGACGGCGCGCCTGGTGGCCCGCTTCCGTGCGCTCGATGATGGCGATGTGACGATGGCGCAAGCCGCGCAGATTCGCACGGCCCTGGCCTCGCTTGGCATGACCCCGGCCGACCGGTCGCGCGTGTCCTCCAAAAAAGCCCCCAAAGTCAATCCGTTCCTGGCGTTGGTGGGGCAGAAGAAAGCCTGACGTGTCCGCCGATTATGTCGGCACCGCGCTGGAGTATGCGAAGGCGGTTACCCGAGGCGATGTCATCGCATGCAAGTGGGTCAGGCTGGCTTGCAAGCGCCACCTCAACGACCTGAAGGCGGCGAAGAAGCGCGGCGCCAAGTTCTACTTTGACGAGGATGCTGGTAACAAGGTCTGTCAGTTTCTGTCGCTGATGCCGCATACCAAAGGCCAGTGGGCCAGAAAGCGCGAACTGATCGTGCTTCAGCCATGGCAGTGCTTCGCATTCTGTGTGCTGTTTGGCTGGAAGCAGTCGAAGGACGGGCGTCGTCGCTTCCGCAAGGCCTACTTCGCGGTGCCGCGAAAGAACGGGAAGTCGATCATCGGCTCGGGCATCGGGTTGTACATGTTCGCGGCCGACGGTGAGTTTGGCGCGGAAGTGTATTCAGGCGCGACGACGGAGCGCCAGGCATGGGAGGTCTTCCGGCCAGCCAAGCAGATGCTTGAGCGCACACCGGAACTGCGCGACGCTTTTGGCGCCGAGGTGTGGGCCAAGGCGTTGGTCAATCCAGAGGACGGTTCGCGCTTCGAGCCGGTCATCGGTAAGCCAGGCGACGGATCGAGCCCATCGTGCGCCATTGTCGATGAGTACCACGAGCATGACACCAGCGACCTGGTCGACACGATGGAGACCGGCATGGGGTCGCGCGAGCAGCCCCTGATGCTGATGATCACGACCGCTGGGTTCAATATCGCCGGCCCGTGCTTCGATCAGGAATCGGACGCCAAGAAGATGCTTGAAGGGGTGCTCGACAACGACGAATTGTTCGCGCTCATCTACACCATCGACGATTCCGATAAGTGGGATGATCCGGCCTCGCTCTACAAGGCGAATCCGAATATGGGCGTATCGGTCGATATCGACTTTCTGCTTAGCCAGCAACGCCAGGCTGTACAGAGTGCTTCGAAGCAGACGCGATTCAAGACGAAGCACCTGAACATCTGGTGCTCGGCCAAATCGGCATGGCTCAATCTGCTGGAGTGGGACAAGTGCACGGATCGCACGCTGCGTCCGGAGCAGTTCAAGGGTGAGAAGTGCTATATCACGCTCGACCTGGCCCACCGGTCAGACGTGTGCGTGATTATGCTGATGTTCGTGAAAGAGATCTCAGGCAAGCAGCACTTCTACCTGTTCGGCAGTTACTACTTGCCCGAGAACGCGATCGAGAACGACACTAAGAATTGCAGCGCCTACCGCAAGTGGGTGATCGAAGGGTTCCTTCAGCAGCACGATGGCGCCGAGATCGACTTCGATCTGATCGAGGAAGACACGCTGGCCATGATCGCTGCGTACGGGCCCGAGGAAGTTGTATTCGATCCCTACCGCGCCGCCCAGCTGGAGCAGCGGCTGACGAAGCAGGGCATCAACGCGGTGGAATTGGGGCAGACGGTCAAGAACCTGTCGCTACCAATGAAAGAATTTGAAAGTGCTGTGAAGGCTGGCCGCATGCACCACGACGGCAACCCCGTCCTGACCTGGATGGCGTCGAACGTGGTCGCCAAGCTGGACGCAAAAGACAACATCTACCCTCGCAAGGACAAGCCCGAGCAGAAGATCGACGGGATTGTCGCGGGGATCATGGGCGTGGCGCGCGCGATGAGCGGCGAGACGAACGAAATTTCGCAAGGTTTTGTGGATATCTAAATGAAAATATTTGACGCGATCGTCGCCATGTTCACCGGGCGGCAGGCATCGTCACGTCCGGAGGTTTCGAACGTGAGCTACAGCGATGCCGTGATGGATGCATTCGGCGTCTCGTCAGCCGGCACTACGGTATCGGCAACTTCAGCCATGCGAGTGTCGGCTGTTGTCGCCTGCGTGGCGAAAATCAGCGGTGCGATCGTCAGTATGCCGATCCATGAATACTCGATGGATGGCGGCGAGATCCCGGCCCTTCTCCCGCGCAGCGACCTGTGGTATTTGCTCAACGAGCAGCCCAGCCCGCAATATACTGCGGCGTCGATGTGGGAGGGCACCAGCATGTCGCAACTGCTACGTGGCGATGCCTTCGGCCTCATCAAATGGCGCACCAATGGCAGGCCCCGTGAGATCCTGCCGTTGCCATGGGGATGCGTCCCACCGATTCGCACCGGCGACGGACGTGTTCGATACTACGTCAACATGCCTTCCCACGGCATTTCTACCTGGTTCGAACCTTCCGACATCCTGCATTTCCCCGGCATGGGCTTCGATGACACGACCATGCGATCGATGTCAGCGATCCAATTCGGCGCTCGTAATGCCATCGGTAATGCCTTGGCCATGGATGAGTACAGCGGGAAGTTCTTCGAGAACGGTGCTCACCCTTCGATGATCCTGCAAAGCCCCAACAAGATGAACCCAAGCCAAATTTCTGACTTGCAGCAAGCCTTCGCCCGCAAGTACGCTGGCCTGAAGAATGCGCACGCTGTCCCACTGGTTCTGACGGAAGGGCTGACGGCGAACCAGATGAATATTTCAGCCGAGGACTGCCAGCTGCTGGAAGCGCGCAGGTATCAGGTGCTCGATGTGGCGCGCGCATTTGGCGTGCCTGGCTTCATGATCAATGAGTCGACCGGCGCAACATCCTGGGGTTCTGGCATCGAATCGATCGGGCGCGCCTTCGTTCAGTACACCTTGCAGACCTGGCTGAAAAAGATTGAGCAGGAGTTGAACCGCAAGCTTTACCCGCGCAACACCGGCCGCTTCCTTGAATTTCACCGTGAAGCGCTTTACGAGGGCGATATCGCCGCTCAAGGGGCCTTCTTCCGGCTGGCACTGGGCGGGCCTGGCGCTGGCGATGCCTTCATGTCGCTCAACGAAGTGCGCCGCCGGCAGCGCCTGCCGCCAGTGGAAGGTGGCAACGAGCTCTACCGCGCCCCGCGCGATCAACCTCAACCTGCTTCGAAAGATGTTGTATGACCTACCTTATGAAACTCTGCGTTGACAACGCCGCATCCTCGACGGCGAAGCAATCGATCTATGTATCGAACAGCACCGGCCAAACGCTCTATATCCGGGGCATCATCGCCGCGAACTTCGACGCGAATGCGGCCGATGTGATCGCCAGCTTGGATCAGGCCGACCCGGAGCAGGTACTCAATATTCGATTCAACACACCGGGCGGCGATGTTTTCCAGGGCAAGGAGATCGCTGCGGCCATCAGGAACTATCCTGGTGCGACCATCGGCCATATCGACAGCCTGTGTGCCAGCGCCGGCACCAGCATCGCTCTTGCGTGCGACGAAGTCGAGATGAGCAAGGGCGCCTTCTTCATGATCCACAACGCGCAGGGGATGGCGTTCGGAGACAAGACCGAGCTGCGTGATCAAGCCGATCTGGTCGAGAAGATCGAACTGTCTATCGTGGACGACTACACCGAGAAAACAGGTAAGCCTCCCGAAGAGGTGATCGCAATGATGGAAGCGGAAACGTGGATGGACGCTGACGAGGCGCTATCCCACGGCTTCATCGATCGCATCGCTGGCGCCACGGCCAAGGCATCGAACGCTTGGAACCTAGCCGCCTATGCGAACGCACCTGCAGCACTTGCACCAAGCGCGCCGGCCGCAGCGCGGTCCATGATCCAGGCGAATGCCAACCGCCTCGCACTGATTCAAGCCCTGTAACGCTTCTCGCGTACGCCCGCCGAGGTCGGTCACCTCACCCAATCGGGAGCCATTGCGGCTCCCTTTTTTATTGAAAGAAACACATGGTCACTATCGAAGCCCTGCGCGAGAAGATTGCAAACCTCGCTACCCAAGCCAATCACCTGCTCGCCGAAAAGGGTGATCAAGTTTGGACCAAAGAAGACCAGAAGAAATTCGACAACTTGACGGACGAAATCAGTTCCGCCAAGGGCCAGGTCCGCAACATCGAAAAAATGCGTGAGCTGGAAGCCGACCAGTATTTCAAGGAAAACGGCCCGACCAACAAGGCCGAACCTGGCGTAACGGTCGACGCTCTGGTCGCTGTCGCTCTGTACATGCGCAATGGCACCAACGTCACGGCGGAGCAAGCAGTTGCTATTCGTAACGCGATGTCGACCACGACCCCGGCCGAGGGCGGTTACACCGTGCCGGCAGAGATTGCCACCATGGTGATCGAAAGGCTCAAGGCGTTCGGCGGCATGCGCGAGGTGGCCACGATCATTTCGACTGCCGGCGGCAATCCGCTGAACTACCCAACATCAGATGGCACTGGTGAGGTTGGAGAAATCGTCGGTGAGAACGCGCCGGCAACCGGTGGCGATGTCACGTTCGGCACGGTCGGGCTGCCGGTGTTCAAGTATTCGTCCAAGAAAATTGCACTGCCGCTGGAGCTGATCCAGGACAGTGCCATTGACGTTATCGCCCTTGTTGTGAACCGTCTCGCGATGCGCATCGCACGGATCCAGAATACGCACTTCACCATCGGCCCCGGCACGACCACGCCGGATGGAGTGATCACGCGTGCCGGTATCGGCAAGATCGGTTCGACGGGCAACACGGTCACGCTCACCTACGAAGACACCATCGACCTCAAGCACGCAGTCAACCGCGCATACCGCGCCAACGCCGCGTACATGATGAACGACCTGAGCGTTGCCACCGTGTCGAAGCTCAAGGACACCACCAGCCGCCCTATCTGGACCCCTGCAATCACCGCCAGTGCGCCCGACCTGTTGAACGGTCATCCAGTAGCAATCAACGACGATGTTCCGGTCATGGCTGCAAACGCGAAGTCCATCGCGTTTGGCGACTTCTCGCAGTACACGATCCGTGACGTTGCAGGCAGCACGGTCCTGCGCCGCTTCGACGATTCGGCGTTTGCCTTGAACGGCCAGGTCGGCTTCTGCGGCTGGCAGCGTTCGGGCGGCAACCTGCTCGAACCAGCTGCTGTGAAGGTGTACCAGAACTCGGCCACCTAACCATCTGGCGGTCGGCTTCGGCTGGCCGCCACCTTCCAGGAGAATCCCATGTCGAAAATCCCAAAGAATGCCCCGCTGATCGAGGCGACGCCGCTGGCCGATCCAGTCCCTCCTGTTGACGTGCTTCCGGCCGCCGAGGAAGCGCTGCTGGTCGAGGCGCCACCGCTGGTCCGCGCGCGCGTGCTGGTCGGCTGCGCACTGGGCAAGCCCGGTGACGTGATCGAGATCGACGCTGCGCTGGCCGAGACCATGACCACCGTGCTCGATACTGCCCCGGCCGCCGTGACATACGCCGAATCCATCAAGAAAGTCTGAGCTATGACCATCCGCCTTCTCTGCGCCTACTCGATCTACCCTGCGAACGCCGTTGTCGTTTTCGATGCTGGCACTGAGGCCGGCCTGATTGCCGCGAAGATGGCGAGCGCCGATGTCACCGGTGGCACACCATACGTGCCGCCGGCGGCCATCAGCGCGAAGCCCATCACAGTCAGTATCGATATCGAGGGCCGGACCAAGCGCTACGCGATGTCGAGCACAAAGGGTGCGCAGAAGTGGTTCGGCAGCGCCATTGCCGGAATCACATATGGCGGCTTGGTGGCGAACGCCAGTGCCTACCGCGCCACGTACGGGCTCACGCTGGTAGCGGAAGCCCCGTTCTACGCGTTTCAGCTGGTCTACGTGAACTTGGCAAACAACGCGATTACCGGCATGCGTTTTATTGCAGGCGTTACCGAGACCACAGTAACAACCGTCACGGCAAACAACTGTAAGCCGGTAATCGGCGGCGTAACCTACGGCGTCATGGCGCCTGCTGGGAGCATACTCGGCTTCTTCCCCGTGACTTGGGGCGGACAAGCGACACTATCGGCAAGTCCGTCGGTGACGACCTCGCAGGTGGTGATTTCTGACGTAATCCCAGCCGGCTCAGTGCCGCGTGTGGATGTGCCAGGCGGGTATCCCGCTGTGGTCATACGTGCGGACCACGACCCAGCCACTGGCGGCCGCTTCACGTTCGTGAATACGCCTGCCAGCATGCGCACGCCAAACGCCGCCAATCGTGGCCGCATCGTTCAAACCTTCCAATACGGCGCCGATGCGGTCACCAACCCGAATATCAATATGCCATTCAGCGGCGAGACACACCTGATTTTCCCGATATTCCACTACTTGGTGCCATCGCTAACAGTCGGCATCGCCATTGATTCGACCGGCCAGAACGATGCTCTTGTGGCCGACGTGTTCACGTCGTGGGGCTACCGTGGCTGCGCAGATGCCTCGTCACCTGCCCGGCCGGTCAACTACGTGAATCTGGGTTGCTCGGGGAAAGGCTCGCCCGAGTTCTGGGCGCGCACGGTGGAAATGATCCTGGCCGGTGTGCCGATTAATACCGTGCTTTACGCGCCCGCATCAGTGAACGACGATTACACGATTGCGACATTGCCGCGCAAGTTCGCCGAGCACCGCGCCCGTGCTCTCGAAGCAATCCGTTTCTGCGAAGAACACAACATCAAAAACCTGTGCTTTCTGAAACTCCTGCCGTGCAACGGCAACAACACGGTGCAAGACGGGTACCGGACGGCATTTAACGCGTGGCTCGATACGATCCCTGGCGTGTCAACTCTCACTTTCCCCGAGCTGGGAAACGGTGCTGTGCCAGAGCGCTGGGTGTCAACGATGAACTTCAACGACGACGGGCTTCATCCAAACAACTTCGCAATCGAAACGGTGAAGGCCCGGCGCCTCACCAATTATCTTAACTCGCTGGTGTAAAGAGCAGCCATGACTTCACGCCAAATCACCGCGCCGGCCGAGCTGGCGGTTTCCCTGGAAGACGCTAAGTTGCATCTGCGCGAGACCACGAACGATCTGGATGCATCGATCACGCGGTGGCTCAAGGGCATCACGCGCGAGTGCGAGCACCAGATCGGGCGCGCGCTGATCTCGCAAGCCTGGCGCCTGGCCCTGCCAGCGTTCGAGGACGCGCTTCGCCTGGAGCGCGCGCCGCTTATCGCCGTGCAAAGCGTCAGCTACTACGACGCCGACAACGCGCTCCAGCTCATGGCGCCGGAAGCGTATTACGTCGACGCCGTGACCGAGCCTGGCTACGTCGTGCCGGCTGCGGGCGCGGCCTGGCCTGCCACGTACGCGCGCCGCAATGCCGTGGTCGTGGAATACACATGCGGCTATGGCCTGACCGCAGCGAGCGTGCCAGAGAATATCCAGCTGTATATTCTCGCGCGCCTGTGCGAGCAGTTCGACCCAGCCACACGCGAGTTCAAGGCCACCTCGCAATCGATATATGTGGACCGGCTGCTTGATGCCTGCCGGGTGTACGGGTGAGCGCCTTCGCGCAGACCCTGCGCCACCTGGTGACTATCCAGGCGCCTGTCGGCCGCGACCCGATCGGCCAGCCCATTCCGGGCGGCTGGGTCACGCACGCCACCGCCTGGGCTGACGTGCGCATGGTCGGCGGCCTGGAAGCCATCAAGGCCGGCGCTGTGGTGTCGCAGGTCAAAGCCTCGATCCGCATGCGGTACCGGACCGACCTGACCGCAGCGATGCGCGTCGTGCACGGCGCGACGATTTACAAAGTGCTGGCGGTGTTGCTGGACGAAGAGCGGCACCAGCACGTCGACCTTGTTTGCGAGGCCATCAAATGATCAAGTTCGACACCAGTGCGCTGCTCGATGCGTTCAAACAGACCACCGCCCTGATCACCGAAGTAGTTGGCGAGCCGACTCTTCGCGCTGCTGGTTTCGCCGGTGCCGCAGTGATCAGGGACGAGGCGAAGCGTAACGCCATGGCACACCAGCGCACTGGCACCCTGGCCCGCAGCATCGTCGTAAAGCGATTGGTCGAGGAATCGGACGGCAAGCGTCAAGCGTACCTGGTCACGGTGCGCGGCGGGAAATCCAACGCCGGCGGCGATGCGTTTTACTGGCGCTTCCTCGAATTCGGAACCGCCCATTCGCCTGCATACCCTTTCTTGCGCCCGGCTTATGAATCGAAAAAACAAGCCGCGGTTGATGCGATGACGCGCACGCTGGCGCAAAAAATTAAAGAAAGGCTGGGCGGGCAATGAGCATGGAAACAGCCGTTTATGCCGCGCTGCTGGGGCTTGGTGCCGGCGAGGTGTTCCCGGATTTCGCGCCAGAGGGCACCGTGCCCCCGTACCTCACCTTCCAGGCGGTCGGAGGTGAACCGATTGATTTTCTTGACGGCGCTGTACCGGACAAGGAGTTCACGCGCGTGCAGGTCAACGTATGGGCCGCCACGCGCCTGGAAGCATCGAGTATTGGCAAGCAGGTGGAGAACGCTTTGCGCGTCGTGGCGGGCCTGCAAACCTCCGTGCTGACTGGCCGCATTGCCACGTTCGACGAAGCCACCGAACTGCGCGGAACGATGCAGGACTTCGAATTTTTCACCTGATCCCATTCATCAATTGATTGAAAGCGAACATGGAAATCGAAACTATTGCCGCGCGTGTGCGCGAACTGCTGCATTACGATCCAAGCACAGGCGCTTTTACGCGCCGCGTGCGCACCGCCCAGCGGCACCAGGTCGGTGATCGGGCGGACTTTATCGTGACGGGCGGCGGGCTCAAGGGGTACTGCCGAATTTCATTCGACAGCACGAGGTACCTGGCCCATCGGCTTGCATGGCTGTATGTGCATGGCCGATGGCCGGAATTCGACATCGATCACGTTAATGGAATCAAAAACGATAACCGTATTGCCAACTTGCGCGACATTCCGAACGCGCTCAATCGGCAGAATATCCGGGGGCCGCGCGCTGACAACGCAATCAGCGGGATCCTCGGCGTTACCCGGCATAAGAAGAAGTGGCGCAGTCGCATCCAGATCAATAGTAGGACGGTCAACCTGGGGTGCTTCGACAGCGCTCAAGACGCCAAGAACGCCTACCTGAAAGCAAAACGTCTGCTGCACGCAGGCTGCACGATTTAACAGAAATTCCCTTTACCCAGGGCTCGCTACGGCGGGTCCATTTTTTCGCCCAATCGGGCTCACATCTTCGGCCGACATCGGCTGGAAAGGAACTATCATCGCTGTCTCCCTCCCAAACGGTATCGTCTTCGCCCTGGCGACCGCGTACGCCGCAAGCCTCACCGTCACCGCTGCGTCCAATGCGAACGAAGCGGTCCTCACCGTAACGAACACCCTGGTTGCTGGTGACTTCTTTGAATTCACCTCGGGCTGGAGCAAGGCGAACAATCGTGTGTACCGCGTTAAGTCGCCGACCGGCACCACCGTCGTCGCTGAAGGCTTGGATACCACGCTCACCGCGCTCTACCCTGCCGGCACCGGCGCCGGCTCGATCCGCAAGATCAACAGCTGGACCCAGATCACGCAAATGATGGGCTGCACCAGCTCGGGCGGCGAGCCGCAGTACCAGACCTACTCCTTCATGGAGCAGGATTTCGACAGCCAGATCCCGACCACCACGTCGGCCCAGTCGCTGGCCCTGGAAATCGCCGACGATCCGGCTCTGGCCGGCTACCAGGCGTTGCGCACCATCGCGCAAACCCGCAGCACCACCGCCATGCGCGGCACGCTGCCGTCCGGGAGCTTGATCCTCTACAACGGCATTTTCGCGTTCGACGAGACCCCGTCCATGACGAAGGGCAACCTGATGTCGGTCAAGGCCGGCGTCGCGCTGCAAGGCCGCCCGGTTCGCTACGCATCGTAATTCCATCCGACGTTTTCCGTGTCTCCCGGCCCGCATCAGCGGGTTTTTCCATGCCGGCGGCTTGATCCCCGCCGGTCTTTTTCTCTCGAAAGCAAAAAATGACCAAGACAATCGCAAAAAAATTCTCCCTGAATGTTGCGCCTACCTTCAAGGCTTCTGTGCAGATTCAAATCCCGGGCGCCGGCGAAGCTGAAATCCTGTTCACGTTCAAGCACCGCACCAAAAACGAGCTGAAAGAATTTTCCGAATCGCTCAAGGCGGTGGATGGCGAGGACGGCCCGAAGGATGCCGACGTGCTGCTCGACATTGCCAGCGGCTGGGATCTGGACGAGCCGTTCGATGCCGACTCGCTGGAAAAACTGACCCAGCGCTACATGGGCGCGGCCCAGGCGGTCATCGGCGCCTACTTCACGGAATTGATGGGTGCCCGCACAAAAAACTGATCGCGCTTGCAAAGGCCATGTACATCAAGGCCCCGACGCCGGAAGAAATTGAGGCGACGGGGCTGGCGGTGGAGGACTTTGTAGGCGAGGAGGTTGAGCCGTGGCCCGACAACGTGGCGGCGCTGCTGCTGTTCCAGTACCTGCGCACGCAATGGCGCACAGGCGCGGGCGGGCCGAGCGGCCTGGACTACACGGTGATGCACAGAAAAATGGATCGCATGGGCCTGGCCCCTGACGATTACGACCAGCTTGAGCACGATATCCAGACCATGGAAGTCGCCGCGCTCAACTGCATCTACGCAGAAAAATAGCCGCCTTCGGGCGGCTTTCTAATTTTAGGCCGGCCAATGTCAGAAATCACGAACACCGCGACGATTAAGGTTGCTGTCGATGCCGATGGCGTCGAGACTGGCTTACGCAAAATCGATGACGCTGCGGCAAAGACCGGGCGCAATCTCGACAACCTCGGGAAGGGTGATAGCGCGTTCGCCAAGATCGGCGCCGGTGGCGATGCGGCCGCCGTCAGGGTACAGGCAGCTTCCAAGAGCCTCGCCGACGCCGTAGCAACCACGCAAGCCGCGATGGCGGAAGGGTCGAAGGCCAGCGCCGCCTACTACGCGTCGTTGGCGAATTCCAAGGCCACGCCGGAATCGGTGAAACCCTTCCTCGCGCAAATCGAGGCCTTGACCGCAGCGGAAAAAAACCGCGCCGAGACGTTCGCCACCGGGCTGGAGCAAACCAAGAGCCTGTTTGCCATCGCCGGCGCCGCCGCCACAACCGCGCAGCAGCAGATCGCGGCAATGCGGCTCGACAGCGATCAGCTGATTGTCCCGGACGAGGCGATTCAAAGCCTGAAAAACTGGCACGAGGCGGCTGCTTACGCTGTCGGCACAGCAGTCGGCGGCGGCGTAGCGGCGGCCAAGGTCGCTTTCGAGCACATGACCGACTTTATCAAGACAAAACTGATCATCGCCGGCGCCGCCGCCGCAATCGGCATCTCGGCGGCTGTGCTGGGCGCGACGTACGCCGCCTACAAGACCATCGACTTCGCCGCCGGCCTGCTGACCGGCGACAGCTACAAAAGTGCGAACATCGACGCCCTGGCCGCCGCCAACAAGGAAGTGGTCGACCTGCAAAAGAACTTCCGCCTGAGCGCGAACGAAGCGTCCGGACTGGTGGCCGCCCTGGCCGGGCTTGGCGTGTCCAAGATCGATTATGTCGATACCTTTCGCGAAGCCGGCGCGGCCATCAAGGCGAACAGCGACGAACTCGACGCGCTCGGCGTGAAGTACAAGGACGCCGCCGGCAATCTCCTGCCGATGCGGGATGTTCTGGTCAACGTCCAGGCCGAGCTTGCGAAATACACATCGGGCCTGGAGCGCAATGCCGTCGCCGCCGCGCTGGGCTTCGGCTCGTCGGAAAAGATCGACGCCGCGCTGGGCGTGACCGCCGAAAAGCTGGCTGCGGTGACTGAACGCCAGCGCGAATACGGCCTGCTGATCGGCGGTACACAGCAGGCAGAACTGGCGCGCTATGCCTCCGTCATGGCCGAATTCAATGTCGAGCTAGACAACACGTCGCAGGGCTTCAAGCGCGCGATCGCCGACAACATCATGCCGGCGCTCACCAACCTGGCCGATTTCTTCAAGGAAGGCTGGCCCGTGGTCGTGCAGGCATTTCGCGGCACCATGGCCGGGTTCACCACCTTGTTTTACGGGCTAAAGACCGTCGTCGATATCGTCGTCGAATCGGTCAAGGCCACGTTCGGCCTCTTGGCGATCTCCTTTGAAGGCGTGGTCAAGGTAATTGGCAATTTGATCAAGGGCGACTTCAGCGCGGCCGCCGCAAGCGCTGGGGAGATTTGGGACAACGCGATGGCCCGGATCTCCAAGGCCGGCGACAAGATCGTGGAGTACGCGCGCGCCAACGTCTCGGCCATCAAGATGGCATGGGGCCAAAAGATGTTCCCGGACGAGGTGCAGCTCAAGGCACCCGAGTTGAAGACTGCGGACTCAGCCAAGGACGTGATCAAGAGGGCCGCCGAAGTCAGGGAGCAGGCCGCCGCATACAAAACGCTGTCCGCTTCAATGATCGAGCGCATCGCCCTGCTCAAGGCAGAAGCCGACGGCGGCGCCAGGCTCAGCGACGGCCAGAAGCTGGCGCTCGAATTTACGCGCGAACTTGCCACTGGAAAGTCGAAGCTGACCGACGAGCAGAAAAAAGAGCGCACCGCGCAGATTGAGACTCTGATCGCGCTTGAAAAGACGATCGAGAAGAATGCTGAAGGACAGAAGGCCGGCGCTTCAGCAGCGACCGCTGCGGCAGCCGCAGCGAGCAAGCAGGCAAGCGAATATGCGAACCTTGGCCAAGCGATTCAGTCGAAAATCGACGCCAATAAGCTGGAGCTGCTGACCAGCGAAGCCGTGTCCGAAAGCCAGAAGCTCGGCATCAAGCTCGATCTCGAACTGGCATCGGGCAAGCTCAAGCTGACAGCCGCGCAGGTCGCTGCCACAAAGGCATCGCTGGCCGAGCTGGCTGTGACAGAACAGAAGCTCAAGCTCCAGGCTGCGGAAAAGGGCACTGCGGAATATATCAAGCAGAACACTCTTGCGCGCCAGGCGTCCGCTGCGGCGCTTGCCTCCGAGTATGCGCTGTACGGGAAAGGCGCCGACGCGCGCGACCTGGCGGCTGTTGGCCTACGCAATGAAGCCGAGCTGCAAAAGAAATTAGCCGACATGCAAAAGGCTAATCTGCCAGTCACCCAGCAGATGATCGACCAGATGACCGAATCGGCGAGGGCGCGCACGCTGGAAGAAAAGGCCACGCTTGCGCAAACCAAAGCCCTGGGCTACGCCGCTCAACTGGACGAAGAAAATGCCCGCTTTGCCGCCGAATCAATTGTCGACGAACGGGCGCGCGCCGCCGAACTAATCGAACTAGAAGCAGAAAAGTGGCGGAAGAAGATCGAGCTGTGCGAAGACGGCCTTGAGGCACAAAAATTACTGCAATCCAAGTTCGATACTTGGTATAAAAACCAGTCTGGCAAGCCGGCGATGGATGAATGGCGCAAGTCCGTTCAGCAGTACGACGACATCTTCCGCAACGGCTTTGCCGACATGCTGAACAACGGCAAGGATGGCTGGAAGTCGTTCACGAAATCCCTGGTCACGACGTTCAAGACCAGCGTCGCCGATCAAATCTACAAAATGTTCATTAAGCCGCTGATCGTGCAAGTCGTCGGCAGCGTGGTCAACGGCGGCAGCTCCGGCGGATCGGGCGGGTCCGGGCTTCTCAGCATGGGGCAATCCATCTACGAAGCGTTCACAAAAGGATCGTCCAACGGGTCCGGCATGCTCGACATGGGCAAGAAGCTTTTCGAGGGATTCGGCGGAGCTGCGGCCGCTGCGTCCTCGATCGGCGCCGGTGCGGCGGCTACTGGCGCCGGAGCGTCGGCAGTCGGCGCGAGCACGACGGTGATCGGCACGGGCTTTGGCGGGATCGGTGCGAGTGCTGGCGCGCTGACTGCCGGGGTCGGGTCTTCTGCCGTTGGTGTTGGCGGTACCGCTACTGTGGGGGCAGGTGGTGGCGTAGGCGCGGCTGGAGCAATTCCAATTGCGGGCTGGATCGCAGCCGGCATGGCCATGTCAAATGCTCTCTACAAGCAGGGGTGGGACGCGCAGAATGGCACGACCAGCGCGACCAAAATCCCGTTCAACGCCCCGATGCTGAACCTGAACAAAGGTCTGCAAAAGCTGGGCATGAACGACACCATGGCCAATATGTTTTCGGGTGCCTCAACGGTGTCGCGCCTCTTCGGTCGCAAGAATCCGGAGGTGAAGGATTTCGGTATCGAGGGCACGTTCGGCGCCTCCGGATTCGACGGCAAGACGTTCCAGAATATTCTTGAAAAAGGCGGCTTGTTCCGAAAGGACAAGAATTACACGAAGGACGGCGCGCTCGACGCGGCAGGCGAAAGCACATTCGACGACACGATCAAGAACCTGATGACCGCCGTCAAGGGCTTTGGCGCGCAGATGGGCATCGAGGCGTCGCAGATCGACAAGTACACGAAGGCGATCAAGCTCACCCTGACCGGCGACGAAGCGAAAAATCAGGAGCTGATTACCGGGCTATTTGGCGACATCGGGAACGATCTGGCCAAGCTCTTGATTCCGACCCTCGACACCCTGACCGCCAAGGGCGAGAAGGCCGGCGATGCACTGCAACGCATCGCCATCAATTACGCGGTGGTCGACGCCGGCCTGGCAAGCATCGGCAAGACCTTTGGCGCAGTCGGCATCGGTTCGCTCACGGCGCGCGAGAAGCTGGTCGAGCTGTCCGGTGGGATCGACAATTTCAGCAAGGGCATCTCGTTCTTTAGCCAGAACTACCAGACCGAAGCCGAGCGCATGGCCGCGTTGGGCAAGACGGTGGACGCGGCGTTTGCATCGCTGGAGATTACAGCGCCGAAGACGCGGGACGAATTCAAGACTCTCGCTCTCGGGCTCGACCTCACAACCGAGAAGGGCGCAAAAACCTTCGCTGGTCTGATGAATATTCAGGAGGCATTTGCGCAGCTGAACCCAGCGATGGAAGTGGCAGCGACTGCGGTCCGCTCGCTGGCTGATATTGCAAGTGAGCGCGCGGGCCTGCAAGATCAGTTCGACCAGCTGCGCATGACCCCGGAGGAGTACCGCCAACAGCAAGTGAACAAGCAGCGCGACGCCCTCGACCCCAGCAACCGGGACTTGTTCGACAACGTCCAGAATGGGCAGATCGCGAACTCGACGAACGTTGCAGCGGCCAACGCCGCCGAAACCCTGAGAGCTACCAACAAGAGCTATCAGGATCAAATCGACGTGTTCGTGCGCTCGACGATGAAGGTCGAAGACGTCCGCAAGCTGGAAATCGCTGGCATGGACGCGACCACCGTGGCGCTTTACGACCTGCTAAAAGGGTATCAGACGGCGGCGGCTTCGGCCACGGCCGCGAAGGATGCTGCGGACAAGCTGGCATCGACCAACAAGGGCTACCAGGACCAGATCGACACCATGCTCAAGGCCGGGATGACGGCGGCGGAAGTGCGCAAGCTGGAGACCAAGGGCATGGACGCCAGCACCTTGGCGCTGTACGACAAACTCAAGGGACTGGAAGCCGACAAGTTGGCGAAGGACAAAGCCGACCAGGACGAACGAGATCGGCAGGCGAAGCTGCTGCGGGACGGTGAGGACTACCGGCGCATCCAGGAGCAGCTGGCCGACGATGCGAAGCGCGCTGCCGAGCAGATGAGGGACGCTTGGCAGTCGGTCACGGATTCGATCTTCGACGAGGTGAAGCGCATTCGCGGGCTTGCCGCCGGCGACGGCGCGTCCACCCTGGCCAGCGTGCAGGCGGAATTCGCCACCAGGACCGCGCAGGCGCAGTCGGGCAACCAGGACGCGGCGAAGCTGCTGCCCTCGATCTCGCAGAAGCTGATCGAGCTGGCCGAAGCGAACGCCACGTCGCTGCTCGACCTGCAACGCATCCGCGCGCGCACCGCCGCCAGCCTCGATGCCACCGGCGCCATCCTCGCGGCGAAGTTCGGGCTGACGCTGCCGAGCCTGGCCGTGGGCACCAACTACCTCCCGGCCGACATGGTGATCCAGGCGCACGAAGGCGAGCGCGTGATCCCGGCCGCCGACAACCGCGCGCTGATGCAGATGATCAACCGGCCAGCGTCAGCGGATGCATCGGCGGCCTCTCAGCAGCAGGCCAGCGCTGAAATGGCAGGCCTGCGCGCTGAGGTCGTATCAATCGCACTGAGCAGCGCCGAAATGGCCCGCATGCTTAAACGCGTCATCAAGGACGATAAATTGCAAACGGAGGATGCATGAGCGGTATGAAAGTCATCAAGCCGACCACGATCACGGCGGCGATGCTGACCAGCAGCACGGTGGCCGAGCCGGCCGCCGGGGAGGTAGCCTGGAACGCGGCCACAGCCTACGCGGCCGGGGCGGTCGTGATCCGAACGTCCACGCACATGAAGTACGAGCGCGCCATTGCGGGCGCCACGGCGACGGCGCCGGAAAGCGACCCGACGAACTGGCTACCAGCTGGCCCGACAAACAGGTGGGCGATGTTCGACCGGAAGATCGGCACGGACACCACTGCGGCGACGACGATCACCGTCGTCCTGCGGCCGGGCGGTATCTCAGGCCTGGGCATGCTGGAACTGGTCGGGCGCCAGGCGGATATCACGCTCAAGGACGCGCCGGGCGGCACGACCGTGTACAGCCGCACTGTGAACCTCGACGGCACGATCATCACAAGTGTCTACGACTGGTTTTTCCTGGACTTCGAGCAGCTGAGCGACTTCGTGCTGACGGACCTGCCACAGCACTACGCGAGCTGCGAATTAACAGTCACGGTCACGAGCACCACCCCGGTATCGGTCGGCGTGCTCCAGGTCGGCCAGGTAATGACGGCTGGGCGCGCGGCAATGGGCGCCACCGCCGGCATCATCGACTACAGCAAAAAAGAGAAAGATCGCTTCGGAAATTTCGATGTGATCGAAGGTGCGTTCAGCAAGCGCTGCAATCTCCAAGTGCTCACCCCGGCCGCCGATTTCAACAAGATTTTTCGCGCGTTCGCTGCGCTGCGTGCGATCCCGTGCATTTACATCGGCGTGGACCAGGTGGGTTTCGAGCCGCTCATCATCTACGGCTTTTACAAAGATTTTTCCATGGTCGTCGCCTACCCGCTGTACCACCTCTGCAACCTCGAAATTGAAGGACTATCGCAATGACGCCAATTCCACCGCTTGATCGGACCTCTGCCACCTTTCGCGCCGAGGTCGATACCTATTTCGGCACGCGGATTCCTCTCTTCACCACGGAGATCAACGCGCTCGCCACCGACCTGACCACAAAGCAGGGGCTCGCTAGCGATGCCGCCATCAGCGCCAATGCGGCAAAGACAGCGGCCGAGACAGCGCGCGATAACGCTCTCAACTATAAAAACAATGCTTTCACTGCGGCAGATTCTTCTGAGAATTATAAGAATCAAGCTCGCGACTTCTCTATTGCCGCCGCAGGAAGCGCGCTCACGGCTAGCAGTGCCGTAGCATTTGTTGACTCGAATTCTATCGCGAAAGGAAGTGTTGACGCGTCAAAGCAGGTGCGCTTCGAGTGCGACACGCTGATTCCAACGGGCACCGTTATCCCGTTGACCGTGCCGGCGACCGGGGGGACCATCGCATTGCTCAGCGATACCGACCTCCGCCCCAAAAGCTACTACGACGCAGGCGCGGCGGTGGCGCTGGACTATGCCAGCGGCGTCCATCAGCGGTGGGCCCCGGGAACAGGTTCCAAGACATTAACTATCAGCAACTGGCCGGCTGCGGGAACGCATGCGGAATTAATGATCGAAGGCGTGAACTTGGGCCAGGCAACTATTACGTGGCCGGCCTATATCAACTGGATTCGCTACGACGGGACATACACCACTGCATTCTCGTATGCAGGCGCAACGCTGCAAACCGGCGGCACCGACTTTATCATTCTGTGGACCCGCACGGGAAGCACGCAGGTGTTCGGGAGGATCGTGCGGTGAGCCTGCTTCCATTACTTGCTGCGGCTGGAGGGCGGCGGCTAGTCACCCAAACTTTTAATGCGTCTACCACATGGACGGCCCCGGCCACAACAACAAAGGTGGAATCGCTGACAGCGCGCGGCGGGACGGGCACGCCTGCAGGCACCACTGCCGTGTACACCCGGAACGTTCTGATTACGATTCTTCAAACTTCTGGAGGACCAGGCCCGTCGTCGGGATATGGGGACTGGAGCACTCTTGTCTCGTACGCAAATTCAGCAGTAGCTTCAATAAACTCGGGGGCGTCCACATATAACGGGTGTGCGATATCCCAATGGACCACGCCGAGTGCGACATACGGCGTTTATCCGCAATCGTACGCGTCGCCTACGGGGTTTGTGTCGAATAGTGCAAGGTGGGCGGCGGAGGACGGAAACACATCCGGGGCTGTTTCGCGAAGCGGGTATTTCGCCCTGATCTGGGACGTCCCGTACGCGGCAACCACAGGCGGCTCCACAACAGCATTCGGCCAAACGTTCGTCGGCGGCACAGGCGGCATTGCAAGCCCAGCCACGGTTAGCAACATTTCTGTTACCCCAGGCCAAGGATATTCCATCAGCGTCGCGACCGATGGATACGTCACGATCAGCTATTTACAATAAGGGAAATCATGCTTAACCCAATTAGAGAATTGCGCTACAAAGAAGCCGGCCAGGTCGTAACGGAAGAAGCTTATAAATCGGACTACCCACACACGTCCTTTGCTGTCGACTGGACGCCTGACGACGCCGAATGGGTCGAATACATCGCCCCGCCTGCAACGATCGGTTATCAGCAAGCGATGCGTGACGGGATCAAAAAGGTAGACGGGAAATGGCAAACAGCCTGGAAGGTAATCCAAGGCGTCCCGCCGTCGGTGCCCATGCTGAATGCGCGCCTCGCGCTGATCGCAGCTGGCCACATGGCGGCGGTGAAGTCCTACGTCGACGCGATGCCAGGCATCGACGGCGAGCAGGCGCGCGCCTACCTTGAATACGCGCAGAACGTGAGGCGCGACCACCCGCTGGTCGAAGGTATCCGCCAGGTGCTGGGGCTGACGCCCGCTGACATCGACGCGCTGTTCATCACTGCCGCCGCGATCGACTGATTCGCGCGCGCTCCATCTCTGGCCACCTTCGGGTGGTTTTTTTTCGCCGGTTCACCGGCATCACCGCGCTTTCCGCCTGGCCGCCGCGCACGACCGCATAGAGAAGCCAATGACCCAAACATCAACCGAAGTACAGATCGCCCTGCTGATCCATGGGCAAGCGCTATTGCAGCGCGAAATCGAAGAGAACAAGCGTGAGGCGGAAGCTGACCTCAAGCGCGTGACCGACAAGGCTAACGCCGACATTAAAGAAGCGAACGACAAGATCGACGCGCTGGAGGACGAGCGAACGAAGGCGCTCAAGTGGGGCGTGATGACGCTCGGCACGGCGGTCATGGGCATGGCGTACTGGATTTTCGACAAGGTAGTTGGAGGGCACATTCGATGAGCGCGAAAAAGTGGTCGACGTCATTTTATTGGGTGCTGCGCATTTTTATCGGTGTTGCCGCAGTGCTGATCCTTGTGGCGGTTCTCTACCCAGCGAAAGTAGTGCACGGGCCGCCAGGCAAGACTGGCGCCCAGGGAGTGGAAGGCCCGGCCGGCGCAACCGGCGTGGGCGAGAAGGGCGACACAGGCGACCGGGGCCGCGCTGGCAGTGACGGCGGCACGGGCAAGAAAGGCGAGCCCGGAACGAAGGGGCAGCAAGGCGAACCCGGCGCAACCGGGGCGAAGGGTAACGGATTTTGGAGCGGCAAATGACCCTCATCGAAGACTGGCGCGCGGTGCTGCACAAGGCCTGGAGCGTGAAGTTCAACGTAGCCGCGACCCTGTTCGGCGCGGCCGAGGTGGCTGTGGCCATCTGGAAGCCGGACGGCATGCCGAACGGCGTCTTCGCCGGCACCGCTGCGGCGGTCTCCGTTTTCGCAAATGTCTCGCGCATCATGGCGCAGAAGGAATTGCATGGCAACGACAAATAGAATCCGCATGGGCATCGCCGGCCTGGTGCTGAGCGCTGGCGCATTCGTGGGCCTCCTCACCCGCGAGGGATACACCGACGGCGTGATCATCCCCACGAAGGGCGACGCGCCCACCCTCGGCTTCGGCACCACTGGCGGCGTGAAGATGGGCGACCGCACCACGCCGGTCAAGGCCGCCCAGCGCGCGCTGCTCGACGTCCGGACCTATGAGGGCGCGGTCAAGGACTGCGTGCGCGCGCCGCTGAGCCAGGCCGAATACGACGTGTACGTCGATCTGGCCTACAACATCGGCCCGACAAACTTCTGCTACTCCGTCGACAAGGCGGGCAGGATCACCGGGCCGTCGACCCTGACTCGCCGCCTCGCGGCTGGCGATTACCGGGCCGCGTGCGATGCGATCCTGATGTATCGGTTCGCCGCCGGCTACGACTGCTCGACGCTGGTAGATGGGCGCCCGAACAAGCGTTGCTACGGCGTCTGGGCAGATCGCCAGCGCTCGCATGCGCAGTGCGTGGCGGCGCAATGAGCGCCCTGGGCACGCTGGCCGCCGGCGTCACGGGCGGCATCTGGAAGATCGCGGCCATCGTGCTGGCGGCCGTCCTGCTGGTCGTGCTGTCGGCCGGCGCCACCGGCTGGTGGATGATCGCCAGCGCGCGCGATGAAGCCGTGACTGCCATGGCCGCCGAGCGCAGCGCGAACGCGGAACTGCGCGCCGGCATCACGGTACAGAACGGCGCAATCGAGGCCGCTGGGAATGCCAAGCTGGAGGCTGACGCTCGCGGGCAGGCCGCCCAGCAGCAGGCCGCCGCAGCCGGTCGGCGCTTCGATGCCGCGTTGGCCAAGGTCGCCGGCGCACGCGCCACCACCTGCGACGAGGCCATGCCAGCTGTGAACGTCATCCTGGAGTCCGTGCGATGAGCGCCCGCCGCATACTGTGGGCGTGTGCGCTGCTGGTGATCCTGATGCTCGCCGCCTGCGCGGGCCCGGCGCCGGCCATCCCGGTCATCAAGGTGCCAGTCTACCGGCCGTGCGTCACTGGCGCGCTCGAGCGGCCGCCGTTCGCCGTGCGCGGCCTGGCGCCGGATGCCAGCGACGGCGAGAAGATCCTGGCCCTGGCGCGCGACCTGCCGGTGCATCTCAAGTACGAGGCCCAGCTGGAAGCCGTGATCGCGGGGTGCTTGTGAGCGATGCAGGGGTTACGGCCGCCTCAGGTTGTCAAAGGGCCGTGACAACCTTGCTGTCAAAATCCGAGTATTTGTCAACCAGTTGGCGGCGCGTGTGACCGATACCGGAATTCCGGCATCGCCTGCTCGATATCGTGATGACGATATCGATGCCGGGCCGCTGATCTTGGAAATGCACCGGATCGACGGCCCGGACAAGTCGCCCATGCAGATGGTCAGCGGCGACCTGCTGGCGTACTACCGGCGCTGCGAGGTCGAGCTGGTGACGATCAAGGCGGCCAGCCAAGGGGGCGCTGGCGAGCCTGATATACTGGATGCATGTACAGTAAAGTAAAAATGCTCAGGGTGCGCGGCACGCGCCGTTCGGATCGGGAAATCTACGCAGATCCGGGCGCCGTCGGCCACCTCGCCATGTGTCAAGTGGCAAGCTGGCTGGAGATCAAGCTCTTCGCGCCAGGCACCGACGCGCGCCCCGAACCGATCATCCCCGTGCTGTTCGACCCTGTGCTTGTTGCCATGCACGGCAATAAAATGCTGTTCAGGGGCTTGGAGCGGCAAGGCGACCAGCGCGATGCGAACTCGGCAACCGTGATGCAGGAATGGTCTGTTCAGGTCATGGTCGAGCAGCCGGCCGATATCAGGCATCAGCCCCATCGAACATCGTCGTGATGGGGTTCTAAGCCGGAACCGCCGAAATTTCCGTCACTCCAACTCCAGCCCATCCAGGAGTGCAGATCGCGACAGTGACGACTGTTCGAGGTGCAGCCGCTCGGCCGCGGGCGAAGTAAACTTCTTCGGCTACTGCTAGAAACAGCGAAGGTAGCGAAGTTCACGCATATAACTCCTGCTGGCCTTTATCGCTGACGCTGTGCCAGTTCGACGATGACTCGTTCGAGCGTAGTCGTTCCTGCCCATTCGACTGCGCTGGGATCGCTCTTGATGTCGATATGCGAGCAATTGAGGCCACGGGTCATCTCGGCGAAACCAGCCAGGGCGGTCCTTGAGAAATGGGCATCGGCCAGCGCTTCTGGCCACTTTGTTTCCGGCAGGACTGCCACGTCGACGGGCTTCTGGAGCGTGGTTGAAAGAATGGCGGCGACATCATTCGGGGCGTAGTCTTTGGGCCCCGAGAGAGTGACGATGCAGGTCCCCGTTCTTTTTTCTTGCAGCAAAGCAGCGGCGGAGCTGCCGACATCGACAGTCGCCACCATCGGGAGAGGACGCTGTGGTGGTGCCAGAAACGTCGGCAGAGTGCCGCTGCGCATGGCCTGTCCAATCATCGGCATCCAGTTCTCCATGAAATAGGCCGCGCGCAGGAAGATGGTGGAAACACCGGTTTCGCCCAAACGCTGTTCGAACATGCGGTTCATCCTAATCCACCCCGTTCCGCTTTCACGGTCGGCGCCCACCGAGGAAAGAGCCACAAGCCTGGGTACATCCGCCGCAACCGCAGCGCGCGCCGTGGTATCGGCAATCAAGTCTGCCCTCTCGAACAAGTCATCACGGTTGTATTGCTGCGGACTGACGACATAGGCGCCCTGGACCTGACTGAGCGCCTTGGTCATCGAGGCCAGATCTGTCAGGTCGGCCACGGCAACCTCTGCGCCGCGTTCGGCCCACGGCCGGCCCTTGACTGGGGCGCGCACCACGACGCGCACAGGATGGCCGGAGCGCAAAAGCGCATCGGCGGCAGCGGCGCCGGTACGGCCGGTCACGCCGAATATAACGTAAGGAAAAAGGGAGGAAGCAGTCATACATGAATCTCCTATTAAAATGAACCAGAATGGTGCATGATTACTCGACATACATAAATGGCATGAAAGTCATAGCCAACATGCGCCAAGTGGATTTATCTACAGTCGACCTCAATCTGTTAAAGCTGTTCGAAGCACTTGTTCGGGAGCGAAGCGTCACCCTAGCGGGCCTCCGCTTGGGCTTGAGCCAACCGGCCGCCAGCCGCGCACTGGGCCGACTGCGCATGATGCTGGGTGATCGCCTCGTGGTCCGCGGCAAGCTTGGGCTGGAGCTGACTCCACGCGGCGAAACGCTGGCAGGTCCAGTGACCAGACTGCTGGACGATGCCCGAGGCATCGTCTCGCCCGCCGTCTTCGATCCCGGCTCTGCAACGGGTCGGATCACGATCGCCGCGCACGACCACCTGAGCCTGGTGGTCCTTGCTGGTTTGATCGCCCGCTTCGAGCGCCATGCGCCTGCGCTAAGTCTCCATATCGCGCAACCGGCCGGGGACAACGTGCGCCTTATCGAGCAGGGCGCCGCAGATCTAGCATTGGGCATTTTTGAGGCACTGCCCGGTAGTTTCCATCGACGCGGCCTTTACGCCGACAGCTTGGTGTGCGTGGCGAGGTCCGATCACCCCGATGTGACAGACGGACTCAGTCTGGAGCGTTATGTGACCTTGCGTCACATTGCCGTGACCATCTCTGGAGTGGGGGAGAGTGCGGTCGACGTTGCTCTCTCGGCACTGGGGCTCACTCGCCACATCGCGCTGCGAGTTCCCCACTTTCTTGCTGGTGCGATGTTGGTAGCAGACAGTGACATGATTCTGACGTTGCCAAGCCGTTTGGCGCGCCTACTTGCGAAAAGGCTCCCGCTCGCGCTCCTGGATCTACCGCTACAGGTTGCGCCCTTGTCGCCAGCCATGATCTGGCACGAGCGCTTCCACCGCGACCCCGCCCATGTTTGGGTCAGGCAACAGCTTGTCGACGTCGTGTCGTTCAAACCGTAGAAATGATCTACGGGCTATCCCGGAATTTTCGGCGGTTCCGGCTTACATCCCCGTGATGCTGACGACGCTCTGGTACTGTGCAGCGCCGCCGAACGGTACAAGCTCATGGAGCGGTACGATCGCCCGCACACGTTGTTTTACCTCGACCCGCCATATTGGCAGACGGCCGGCTACGGAGTTGAGTTCGGATTGCCCGAGTATGAAAAAATGGCGGACATCATGAGCCGCCTGAAGGGGAAGGCTATTTTGAGCTTAAACGACCATCCCGATATCCGGCGCATCTTCGCAGCCTTCGAGATGGATACGGTGCCGATCACGTACAACGTCGGTGGCGGCGGCAAGGCGGTCGACCGCAACGAAGTCGTTATTTACAGCTGGGATCGGCAACTTGATCCTGTCGGGCTTTTCTAATCTGGCGCACAGCCAAGGCTGCGAGGCTGAGCTGGTGACATTTCGTTACTTTGTGCGTAGCACCGGCGTTTTCAGCTGTATCATTTCGGAAAAATTTCAGCGAGTAGCGATGAAAAAGACGACATGCGGCGAAATTTCCCGATCAAATTTCGCCGACCGATTGCACAACACGGCAGCGTTTGCGCCCTACCGCCGCAGTCCTACTGCGCTCTCAAGTGCGTTTAATGTTCGCTTTCCGCAAATGGCAATCACTTCGCATGCAGCTCGCAAATGGCTCCTAGGCGAAGCCATCCCTACGCAGGAAAGGCTAGTCGCACTCGCCCATTGGCTGGACGTTGACCCTACGTGGCTGCGTTTTGGCGACTTCTCGGGCTCTTCACAATCGTTACCTTTGCAAAAAAATTCCGACCGAATTGAATACGATCTTCGCTTGCTAACTGAGAGCGAACGTAAGGTCATTCGCGCTGCATTAGATGCCATATTTGCAGTCCGGCAGCTGCCCAAATAGGGCCCCGCCGACCCATTTTGCTGCCAGGCTGGACCGGCTCAAGCTGAGCTTCGCAGGCCCATTTTATCCTTAAAACCCGCTCCACAAAATAGATTGAGCCCGCATGGATAGGGGCTTTTCGGCATCCTACAATCCTTATTTTGTGGAGCGGAAAACAGGCTCAAACCCGCATGGTTGTCACGTTTCTTTGGTAGCTTCCCAAGCTTACGACGAGGGTTCGATTCCCTTCACCCGCTCCAGTGACCTCCGGGGCAAGCTACGTGGCGTACGCCGCATCAAAGAACAAATTCGCTGCCGACAACACGCCATCCACAGCGCAATAAGGAACGGCGGCCCGGATTGCGGTTGACCGAACCGGCTTGCGCGTCCACGGATTCGACAGCGGCAATTCCAGCATTATCTCAAGTACTTCGTTAAGCCACGCCATATTGAGGCCGGTTGACGACTATCCATCTCCGCATAGACTTTGCAACGTGTTGATGGATCGACGGTCGACTTTGATACGGGCGTGCGCCATGGCGGATCAGAAAGGAAGCGTTCCCGTATCCGTAGGCCCGGCATTGAAATCGACCTCGACAAAATTGACGTTTTCGAGCTGCACGAGGGCAAGCAGCTCGCTCGTCTGGAACGTGGCAAAGGCGCGAAAGCCGTTGTCCTCGATCGACACCAGCATGATCGGCAAGGCCGGGAAATACGGCTGCAAGCGCACCAGCAGCGCCGGCCCGCGCTCGGGCAGCGTGTCGGCTGAATCGACCAGCACGATCGCCAGCAGGGAGCCGCCTACGGAGATGCAGGCCGACTTCATTGGATGCCCGACCGGTCTGTGTCAGCGGCGGGGCGCCGTGATTCGCCTGGCATCTGCGGCAAGGTGCCATCAGGTGGATTTCCGTGAAATAGTTTCAATCCGGGCCTCTTAACTCGCGCCACGTTTCCTGTGGGTTCGGCAACTTAGCCCAACCATTCTCTGGCGACATCAATATGGCGAGCACTTCATCAGGTGCTGCTTCATCCAGCGCTGCCCAGCCGGCGACACGGACAAGTTCCAGCTGCCACCTGCCATCGTGTTCACGTCGCCATCGTCCAAGGCCATGAACGCGCACCGGCATCGACCAATCAAGCAGTGCGATTGCCGCCGCCTGCACGCCATCGCGTAACTGGCATCGCACCGGCTGGCCTTCCACATCCTCAAGTGTTGCCTCCGTCATGCCATCGCATGAAGTCATGCTGACGATGAATCCATCGACACGCGCCGCCGTGTCGATGATCACTGGCAGATTCATGTGTATCTCCTCGCGCCCAAGCCGGTTCGGCCCGTGCATCAGATCCGGTCACTCTCCTTGCGCACCACGCGCCCCACGATAATGCAGTCGCTGCCCCGGCACACCTTGCGATGATACTTGCGCTTGTCGGAATTATCGGATTCCAGCCACCATTCCCCCGCATCGCGCGAGAGCCGCTTCACCACTGCCTCGCCCTCGTAATTGACGGCGAACACCACGCCATCGACCGGCCGGTTGTCGGCCGTGTTGATCACGATGATGTCGCCCTCGTACAAGGTCGGCTCCATGCTCTGTCCTTTGACACGGGTGGCCACCAGGCGTTCCGCAATATAGTTGTTGCGCCCCACCCAGCCGGCGTCGAGCGGCAGGGTGGCGCCGCTATCGTGCCCGGGATCTGACTGAAACCCGCTGATGCCGGCCGACAGGCGCAAGGTCACCATCTTGATCTGCACGAAGCGCGGATCGCCGTCTTCCGCCACGATCACCGGCTGCATTTCCCGGGCCAGGCCATCGGCCCCGGCGGCGCGGCGCGCCATCGGCCCCGTGCCTTCGTGCAGCCACTCGAACGCCACCTTGCAGGCCGCCGCCAGTGCCGCCAGGGTAGCCGCTTCCGGACCGCGCGTGCCGCTGCGGTTGAGGATGCGGTTGATGGTCGGCTGCGGCACGCCGGAGGCGCGCGACAAGGCGCTCTGCGACTGGAAACCGGCTTCTTCCATCGCTTGTGTCAGGCGGTCTGAAATAGTCATGAACCAATTATACATGGATGAATAGATTTTTTCAAAACTGTAGCGTGCTCTTGTTGAAAATCTATCCGAGCACGTATAGACTGTGTACATGGAAAAAGACATCTCCACCCTGTTACGGGAAATCAAGGACGCAACCGGGTGGACGGAGATGCGCATGGCGACGGCGCTGGGCACCACACAGCCGACCGTCAGCCGCATCCTGAATGGCCAGGCGGACTGCAAAATCGCCACCTTTCACGCCATCTGCGCCCTGCACGCGCTGAAATGCCCTCTCGCCCGCGCAAGCGGACCGTTGACCTGACCTGAGGCACCTATGAGCAAGACCACGATTGCCGGCGGCCTGTCCGCCGCACCGGGACAGTCACGTCCGCACCCTGTCCGGCGCGCCGCGCGCCGCCTGATCAAGGTTTTTCTGGAACGCCGGAGCCCTGTTGGCGCTGACGCTCTCCGATGCCCACCAGCGCTTGAAGGAGGTACTATGCGCACCTTTCTACACTTGAAACCCCGGCTTTGCTGGACCTGGCTGCTCGCCTCGTGGGATACCAGTGCGGCTGCCGCCACCAGCTTTGCCAGCGACCTGTCGAGCATCCCGCTCGATGGCGTCGTCGTCGCCATCACGCTGTCCCTGGTCGGCGGCGCCGCCGGCACCCTGCAAAAGATCGCCAGTCCCGAGGTGGTGATCAAGTCGCTGCCGCTGGAAATCGCCAAGGATATCCTGATCTCCCTGGTGGCCGGCCTGGTAACGTACTCGCTGTGCGCGTGGCAGGAGATTCCGCTCCTGCTGCAGCCGGGCTGCATCACCATTGCGGCCTACGGCGGCTCGCGCGTGCTGGAGCGCTACCTGTCGGCCGGCATCTCGCGCATGGAACGCCTCGACGGCAAACGGGACTAG